GCTGCGCGGCGAGTGTCGTCGCCGCGTTGAACGCATACGCACCCGCCTTGAACAGAACGTCGTGGACCTCAATCCAGCAGGCGACCGAGTTTTGAAACTGGATGCCGCCGAGATAGCCGGTGGCGCTGCCGCCAAAGGCGTTGATGATCGGCACGCCCGTCGTGGCGTCGGTCGGCACGACGCCCGCAGCAGTCGACGTCCCGGCGAGTGTTCCAGCGCCGGGATTGCCCGCCAATTCGAAGACCGAAAACGGGATGTTCGCGATGGTCGTGCGCGACGCCGTCTTGGTGATCGCGATCTTTTGCTTCGGCGCCGCGATCCAGCCGTCGAGCGTGGTGATTGCCATGACGGCCCCTATTAGGTCAGCGTGAAGTAACCGTTGGCGGGCGTGTTGATCTGCAACGTGTTGCCGGTCGTTGTCGTCACGTCAGCCGGGGTCGAATCGAGCAGAACGTAGCAGATGACCGGGTTAGTGATCGAGTTCGCCGTGCCAGACTTGTAGAGGACCGCGTAGCGCGCGACGATGGAGCCGCCCGACGCCGTCCACGATGCAGCCGATGCCGAGACGCCGTATTTCGCGGTCGTGCCGGAGAAGGTGATCGTGGAGCCGGTGATCGTCACGCCGCCTGCGGTGTAGCCGTTCGCCGTCGAAAGCTCGTTGGTCGTCGAGTAGGTCGTGATCGAGCCGGTCGTGAAGGCGGCGGTCGACGTGAACAGCGCGATTTTCAGCGTGTCCGTATCCATGTCGATGGTGCCGTCGCCGATGTATTTCTTCGCGCTGTCGAAGACCGTCCAAGTACCCGCTGCCATGATTTGCTCCTATTTAGGAAATGACGCCTTCGACGAGGCCACTGGAGATGAGGTAGGCGTAGACCGCGTTCGTGACCTGATCGGCGAGCGTCAGTGACGCCGTCCCGGGTGTGGTCAGGAGCGCCGCGAACGCCGCCCCCTCGACTGCGTAGGTTTGCTCACGCGCGGCTTCGCCATCGACCGTGTGGCGCATCACCGCCATGCCGACGCCCGACACCATGTCGAACGACAGGTTGACGAGGACGGATGAGCGGGTGACTGATTTTGTGATGGGCATCGCTATTGCCTGAAGTATCCAGAGAGCATCGGCGTGATGTAGATGTTGACGTTCTCGACGTCGTTGCTCGACGCGAAGTTGTAGGATTCATCGGCGAGGAGCTTCAGTTTCTCCGCGCGTTCTGGGTTCCATATCGCCGCCACGCGCCACGCGAGACCGTGCGCGAACGCTTCGAGGTAGCGGTATGGAAGCTCGGCGTTCTGACCATCCGACAGCGCCGCGTCTTGCGTCTGGCGCAATGCGTAATAGGTCAGCGTGAGGACTGCATTCGGCACCGGATAGAGCGTCATGATCGGCGTGATCTCGCGCTGCATCCAGTAATTGACGGGCGTTCCTGCGGTGGTCTTCGTCGGGATCTGCGCGAACTCGGTGCGGCTGATCGACGAGATCATGCGATCCTGTCCCGTGGCCGTGGTCACGTAGGCGTCGAGGATCGACACGACCTGCGGGTTCAGCGTGTAGTCCTGCGTTCCGACCACGAGCGGGAAGGTGAACTTGTCGACGGCCCAGAGATTGACGCCGCGATTGGCCCACGTGGTGAGCAGCATGTTCGCGGACATGCGCGCCGTCTGGAAATGCTCGGTGGTCAGCGCAGTCGGGCGCACGCCAGCAAGCTGGTAGGCGAACAGCGTCACCTCGCCGATGCTTGGTTGGAAGGCGTATGTCCCCGACGTCGCCATCTTACTTGCGGCCCTGCTGGACGAAGGTCGCCGTCACGACGCCAGTGCCGAGCGTGACGTTGATGCGGTAGCCGCGATTCGGGATCGTGTGCTGCGCGACGGCGCCAGCCGTCAGACCGGAGAGGCCAGAGACAGCCGTCCAAGTCGTCTGCGTCCCGTCTTCGCTGTCGAGCGTGAACTCGATGCTGTAGGTCGGGGTGCCAGACGTGATGACGCACTGGATGCCCATGTTGTAGACGGGCGTATGCCAGTCAGGGACGAGGACCGTCGACTGTCCGACGTTGGTGCGTGAGCGTGTTGCGACCTGCATTGAAGCCTCTCGTTATGAAAACGGGGGCGCGAGGCCCCCGTAAATCCTCGCTTGAAGCGATGCGTCGATTAACGCTGCATGTAGAGAATGTTGACGCGAACCGTGCCGACGGTCGGCTGACCGACAGAAACGATCTGCGCGAACACCTGCACGCTCGGCGAGCCGGTCGTGGTGCCGATGTCCTTCATCAGAAGTGTCTGCGCGGCGGTATGCGTCGGGACGACTGCGCCGCCAGTCTTCGCGTTCACCGAAGTGATGAACTGCGTACCAGCAGCCGACGTACCGGCAGTCAGCGTCGCAGACGTCGCCGAGTCGTAGGCGACATCTTCGTGAATGACGAAGGACACGATCTGCGCGTTCTTCGGCAGGTAGACAGAGCCGGTCTGCGTCAGCGTCGCATCGCGCGTCAGCGTGATGGTCTGCTGGAGCAAGGCGGTGCCGACGTTGCCCGTACCGGCGACGACCGTGCCGCCGACCTGCGTCGTGATCGGCTGTGTGCCGCTCTGAAGCGGCCCCTGAATATGCGTTGCGGTCATGGTGCGCTCCTGATGGAAGGAGCGGGGCCGTAGCCCCGCTGGTTAGCCGGGGAACGTGCCGTAGATCGCGCGCCAGTTGTAATAGGCGAAGCTGTAACGCTCGTAGCCTTTCACAAGCAGGTTGTCCGTCACGAAGTCGACCTGCATGTCTGTTTCGAACTTCACGCGCTCCATGTAGGAGAGCCCGTCGATGTTCGTCTTCAGGAACCATGCGGTCGCCGACGTCAGGTAATCCATGACCATGTAGCCGTCGGGCAAGCCGTTGGCCGTGGCGGGGATCGCGTTGACGTCATTGTCGGCAGTGCCGGGACGAAGCTCGGTCTTGAGAAGCCGCACTGCGACAGGCTCAAGTGCGGGCGGGATGATCAACTTCTTCGCGCGGGCGAAGACCTTCAGACCAGCCATGTCGCGGAAGTTGGTGCGGATGCCGATCTGCGAGGAGAGCAGTGAAGCCTCACCGAGATCGAGGTCCGTGGACGGGCGGTTCGCGATGGTCGATCCGTCAATCGGATGGTCCGTCGCGCAGAGCGCCTTGCCGTCGCCGCCGATGTTGGCGTTGTAAGTCGTCGCAGAGTTGAAGAGGTTCGCGCCGTAGATTTCCTTGGTCTGCTGGAAGGATTCCAGAAGGCCGAGGTTCGACGGGTTGAACTGCGACTTGTAGAGGTTGTCGTCGATGGCCTTGCGAGTGATCGCGTAGCCAAGGCCGATCTCGATGTGTTCCTGATTGTAGACGAAACGCTCGCCTGCACCGGAGTCGAACGCGGTCTGGCCGCCTTCGGTTTTAAGCTGCGCGAGACCGAGGAACCGCATTTCTGCGGTGCGCTCCAGCGCCATCTTCGAGTCGTTCTTCGTGAAGACCTTGTCGTACTGGGACGGAATTTTCTCGTACTTGCCCTCGATCCCGCGAAGACCGGGAAGGAGCAAGTCCTTGATGGCTGAAAGATTGACGGCCATTGATCATGCTCCCCTTAGATGCCGGTCAGTTGACGGCGGGCCTGATTGTTGAAGCCGACGATCACCCAGTTGTAGCCGGATGCGCTGTCGGTTCCGTTGATGCCCGGGGGATCGAGGACGAGGTCCACGACGCGGAAAGGCAGAGTGTTGGTGGTGTTCAGCGTCGACTGGTCGACGGTGTAGGCCGAGAGGCCGGTCGCCGTGCTGCCGGTGCCGGTCAGGAAGCCGACGTTGGCGCCGATGTCGGCGAGGCCGATGGCGGTGCCGGAGGTGCCGTTCTGCACGACGAACATCGAGTTCGGATCGGACAGGATGTAAGCCTCGACGTCGCCCGTGGCGTCAGAGCCGGGCCAGTAGTTGTTCCAGACCGTGCGCTTCTGCGACGTGCTGAAATACTTGCAGCCGATGAACACGCCCTCGACGCCGTTGGCGGCGGAGTTCGACGTGGCCTTGTCGATGTAGCCGGTGGAGAGACCGACAACGGGGTCGCCCGTGAAGATCGCGTTGGTGTTGCCGGAGGCAATCTTGCGGACAGACTGTTCCATCGTGGGAACCGAGCCCGTGCCGCGATACTGGCGGAAGCCGAAAGCTGCGAGGGTATTCGCCATAAGCGAATCTCCTGTGTGAAAGGAGGTCCGCTGACGCTCGCATCGTGGAGCCGCAAGAACCGGAAGGTGGAGACGTCTCCCCGGGGACGTGCTGCGATGAAAATGCCAGAGTTTCAGGTCATGTCAAGTCTAACTGGAGTATTAAGCAAGTCTAAACGGGATCGGCTCTGGTGCCTCTGTTTAGGGGTACTTGACAAACCTGTTAAGGTGTGCTATACTCTTCTTGTCAATTGGGAATGGTTCCCCTGCGATACTGCTGTTTGAACTTGTGGAGACTACACATGGCGACCAAGCGTAAACTCACGCCTGAAGCTCAAGCCCGGGAGGCCCACTACGAAAAGTGCTGGGCGGGGATGCGGAAGATCCGGCATCTCGAACGGGACGACCTGCACGACAGCCGCATCTGCTTCGGCATCAGCTATTGGATGACCGAAGAGGCTGCGATGG